AACCCGATACAAAACTGTTGTATTTCTTCTCTAGTCATACCGCTTCACATATTTGTTCACACCACAATCTCCAATCTGATACCATCCGATTCGTTCTGCTAACTCTCGTTCGGTGCCGGTTTTGTCAATTGACTGAATTAATAATCGTTGCTTGGTCATAGAGCTGCGATGACGTCTTTCTACAGTATTGGTATACCAATAGCCTGGACTGATTGCCGGTTTCTCTAATGTGAACCCGCATCGTTCATATCCGACGCCAATTCCCCATCGCATGTCACAATAACTAACAATACTAGATGGTGTGTGTCGACGTTCAAACGTTTTCAGTAATCGACTCATTCCTCCGATGATAGTGTCTCGACTACAGTATCGGATTAATTCCCATTCATGCCCTCGATCATACCTGCTTTTACCAAAGGTCATTACTGCTACAATTTCACCATCTTTCTCTAACCCAATGCCGTACGAATGAACCGCTGGTCCTTGAATATGATATTTTTCGACAAATTTTCTAGCATCTTCAAATGGTAATTCAACCACATTGGTGGTTCTAGCATACGTTCTTTCACTCTTACCTAGTATGTTAGATAATCTAGATTTGACAGCATCCTGTTTGTTCAACCATTCGTCTTCAAAGACTGTTATTAATCTATATCCAGCAGCGTTAGCTCTTTTCATTTTGTCTATGTGATAATTTAATTTTTTGCCATTAGCACTGCTATGCCAATACAACCCACAATATTCTATAGCCAATTCCAGTTGAGGTACTACTATGTCCAATTCCCATGGATTGATTATAGACTTGTTGTTTCTGTCAATCCGGAATCCTTCCCCTTCGATCCAATCAGCTAGCTCTCGCTCAGCATTACTAGAATAACTTGGAACTGTTGGATAACATATCTTACATGTCGGAATATGTCCATTGTCTATATAAGTGGTGAAAATAGCTCCACATGACAAGCAAGAGAAATCATAATGTTGATTATTACTGACCCCTTCATATTGATCGAAAGGAGTGTCAAACCAAATATTATTCTGAATGTATTTAGAAACTAGTTTATTGTATGATTTCTCTAAAGGAGATATTTTAGGTTTTGGATGCGGTCGTCGTTCATCGTAGTATTTTTTATGCTGAATTTTAGAGTATTCCGTCTGTCCTGGATTGGTGACTCCGTACCGTTTCATCATTGTTTCTGTTCGTTGAGCAATAGTCTTTTCTGGTATTTTTGTTCCTGCGAGAGTGTTACTAACTGATTCTCTAGCACATTCACACGAATGTGAACTGCCACAGAATCCAAAGCCACTATTAAATGAACGAAACTTACGAGGATTACCTCTATCACAGACGGTATTTTCATTAGGATGAGTTGCTAGAAATATTCTAGCAGAAAAAGGATTTATTTTATCTGAATTAGCCTTTACCCAGTCAAGTAATTCTGGGTTTGATTTCACCATCCTACTGTAATTTTTTGGGTAATTAGTAGCTAGTTCTAAAATGATATCTTTTGAATCCATATGTATACTTATTATAGCACAGGAATTGGTAGTAATCAAGAAGATAGGGCCCACTTGGGCCCTATCTGTTATTGTGTGTACTTCAGTTCTTAGCTGAAGGTTACGTTTGCTACTGAGATCTCGCCCAGGTAGTCAGACGCGTTACCAAGTGACGAAGCACTGTTGGTAAGCTCTACGTATCCGTACCTTGTCATAAAGCCAGTTACTGGCTCTAGAGTGTTAGGATCAAGAACTGTACCGCTGCTCATAAGAGGGATATATGGGCAGTAGTGTGCTGCGGCGTCAGTTTCGCTGGCACCTTTGTATCCAACCAATACTGGAGTAGTATCAGCAGCATATGTATCAACAAATACTCGCATTGCACCGTTAAGAGTACCTACCAGCTTGTTGTTGGTTGGGCTCTCAAATGTACCTTCAGTTGTACGAGCAAACGCACTGGTTGTCGCACTCTGTAGGATGGTAAGAGCAAGAGGACTAACCACTGCCCAGTTACCAGCACCACGACGTGTGCGCTGCGCGATCTTGTTAGCTACACGGTTGATAAGCACTGCTAGAGCAGCATGTTCATCACCAACGAAAGTAGCCGTACCACTTACTGTGCTCTGGTTGTAAGCTTCTTCAGTTGCCGCAAGACTACGCAAGCTGTACAGGATTTCCTGATCAATTTCAGCAGTAATTTCTTGAGCAAGAGCTGCCATTAATTCAGCTTCAATGTCGATACCGTGCATCGTATTAGCGTCTTGGGCACTTTCAAATGTCCAACGAGCACTTAGCTTACGAGTCTTGGCTTCAACAACCTGCTTCAAGATTTCAACGTTGATGCGGCTACCTGCGATACCTTCCATCGAACTAGTTGTGCTAGCACGACCGTCAGTGCTGGTAACACCAGTTGGGGTACCAGAATAACCTTGCGCAATCTTGAATGGGCTAAGAGCTTCATCACCTGCTGCAGCATCAGTTCCGGCACCACCACTTGCGGTACTGGTAAATGCGTCAGCATAACGAACACGCAATGTGTGGATCTGACCAATTGGGCCGTCCATTGGTTGTACACCAACAAGTTCGTTAGCGATAACAGTTGGCATTACTCGACGGATAACAGGCAAAATAACTCGGTTAAGAGTAGCAATGCTACCTACACTGGTACCACCTGCTGTTGCAGTTTCCATAAGATACTTACGAGTGTTATTCAGTACCTTTTCCATGTTGTTACGACGAGTTCCAGCAAGGCCTTCAAGTAGCGCCTCTTTAGCTTCGCCCCAACGATTTTCATTTAGAATAGTTCTAGACATTTTATTTTCCTTTTTAGTTGGACTTTACGCCCGCTAGAAGCTTCAATTCATCAGTATCATGTCGATTTGAGGAATCTTCCACTATCTTGGTCTTTCTGTCACCAGTTCTAGCTGTTCTAGTACTGACTGAAGATTCATTGAGTTTACGGCGATCAATTGATTTGCCATTGGTTACTGCTGGTAGATAACGATTGAAGGCTGCTTCAAGTTTGCTGGTTGGCACACTTTCTAATAAGCTCTTCATAACGTCTGCCTTTTCTGCTCGTAGGGGTTTAAGCAGGCTAGACATAACGCGACTTCTCTCAGCACGTTCTTTGATTACTTTTACTTCGCGGTCTTTCTTCTGAATTGCTTCACTTAATTCAGTAACACGAGTTTCGTGTGCTTGAATCTTGCTTGCGCTCTCTTTGATACGACGCTTTAGTTTTTTGATTTCAACATTCTCATTCAGGTAGCTATTACTAAATTCGCTAGCAAAGGCTTCGAACATTTTACGTCCAAAGTTATTCTCTCTAGCCACTGTAATATCTTCTTTAAGTTGCCGAATTTCAGTTCGTAGTTGACGCTGTACTGCTTCACGTAGAGCAGCGCTGCTTCGTTCTACAAATTGCTTTTTGAGACGTTTTAGCTCAGTTTTTGATTCTTTAATCAGCTTTACTCGTGTTTCAACCAGAGCACGTTTGTCTTGTCCAAACTCTGTAAGTTCTTTAGCAAGTTGACGTTGAACAAATTCACGCAAAGTTTTTACTTCACGATCACGTGATCGGTTATCATTGCGGAATTCCTTGATCTCAGACGCCATTGTTTTCTTTACAAACTCGCGAATAGTATTCGCACGTTCTCGCATTGATTTTACGAATTTTGCTCTATCAGAAGCCAGCGCATTTCTCTCTTCAGATAAACGACTGATTTCGGTTGTTAGAGTTTCCTGAACCATGTTCTCTAGAGCTGATACCATTCTATCTCGATCATGTTCAAAACGACCGGCGAATTCACTGCGAATTTCAGACGCAAGTTGTTCTCTTGCTTCTTTTAGTTTGTTGTTCCAAGCAGATTGAATCTGCTGTTTAGCTTCGTCGCCGATAAGATCGCTCTCTAGCAATGATGTAATAGATGTATTCATCAGTTTCTCCTAGATTATAATTTTAGTTCTTCGATTAGTCTCACAATATTTGATGCAAGATGTCGTTGAGCACGTTGATCTACTAATGCTTCCGCAGATAGACCTAACATTGCGTTACCGCCCCGCATATTCATCAAGCTCTCATAAACAGCTCGAGGATATGCCGCCGGAGCGCTAGGGGTAGCAACGACGTCAACTGTGACAATTTCAAAGTTACTGACCATGCCAGAACTCTCGTTTACATCACCGCTTCCGCGTGTACTGACTCCTAGCTTGACTCCTTCTTCAAGCATAGTTTTGATAATATTACCCATTGGTGTAGATAATATTCTCATTTTAGAACATCCGTTTGCGCCTTCCATCCATACTTTTTCAATCATATGTGTAATACGATCAATATTAATGTTTAGCCCCTCAGGATGATCTGCTTCTCCAAGAATACTATACCCCTTCTCAATTTGACTATTGATTTCCTGTATAGCTTTCTCAATTTCTCTCACAGGGTAGATGCGTTGATTAGCATTCTTTACATCACCCTGCATACAAATGCCAGTCATGTAAAGCTTCTTACCGTCTTTACTTTCAGTAATCACGTTAGCTTGATCAAAACTTAATGTCTCTGTGAGAAGAGTTTTCATATTATTCGCTCTTTGCCTTTGGTTTCGGAGCGGGCTTTAGCTTAGCGCGGTTACCTGCTCGGTTCTGGTAACCAGAGCCCATTTCCTTGGCTTTTTCAGATTTAGGAGCAGATGTTCCATCTGGGTTAGACTCTGAACCATTTCTAAGAAGATTAGAAGCATCGCCGCCCATATCGTTCTTTCCTGCTACAGGACTAGTTGCTTTGTTGTCTTCGCCACTAGGAATTTTAACCCGATCTACGTACTCTTTGAAAATTGCCATTTCTTTTACGTCATCTTCGTCGTCCATGTCTTCGTCGTCCATGTCTTCGTCGTCCATGTCGTCCATGTCTTCGTCAGATTCTGCGTCTAGGTCGTCTTCCATGTCAAAATCTTCGTCGTCAATGTCATCGCTGTCCATGTCACTATCGAGATCTTCGTCGTCCATGCCAGAAAGGATAGCATCAAACTCTGCTCGAAGTTCGTCTAATTCTGTTTCAACGTCTACGATTCGATCTTCGATTTCGCCATCGCCAAATTCAGTTTCACCACCTTCAAAATCCATGTCAGCATCTGCTTCCATTTCATCATCGATACTGTCTGCGGCATCTTCCATGTCATCCATGCCGAAGCCTTCTTCGTCAGCGCTAACATTATCTACGAAGTCGCTACTGGTTTCATCACTTAAATCTTCGTTAAGCAATTCACTGTAAATTTTTCTTGATTCTTCGACAATAGTCTTATGGAAAAGCGCTTCGGCTTCTTTGGTATTCTCATTAATCAGAAGATCAATAAGCTTCTTATAGTTTGCAGTACTCATAGTGTAAATTCTTCCTCTTTCGATGCTGTTGCATTGAATTCTAGTAGTATTTACAGAATGGGGTGATAAACCATAAGGATAAGGCTGATTTTTAGCCTTTTTGGTAACCATTATTATTTAGCATTCACACTATAGTGAAATAGTGTGCTATATGTTAGAAACCATCATTTGATTCTTGAGCGCCATAAATTAACTGAATGCGTTTGAGTTTCTGCTTCTCTTCATATTGTCGTACGTCTCCTACCTTTCTCAGGTGACGAATATGATGAAGCCGCAATCGTGTTTTGCGAGTATCCTTCAATTTCAGGGAGCTCTGATCGTTCGCAGGGTCGTATACTCGATTCTCTGGTCTAGAGCTGTCTGAGTCTTTCTGAAAGAATTCATCTAATTTCATAATACTACTTACCTACTGTGTGAAAGATTATAGTGTTTAGGTTTCGTCGTCGCCACTATCGTCTGGCATATCAAAGGACATATCATCATCACTCTCATCAAAATCATCACTAATTTCGTCAAAATCACCATCGTCAAAATCGTCTAACGCATCGAAATCAGAACTCATACTACCACCGCTAACTCCGACATTGCGTAAATCGCCGCCTTCAACGGTTTGACCTTCGCTCTGATTCCGCTCTTCAAGCAACATAGATTCGTTCTTCGCAATTTCACTCTCACTTAAACCAAGATATTTTTCAAGTAAGAACCTTTTACTTAAGTATGCTACTCCATCTAAGCTGGTAAAATTACCTATCTGACTCTGGTACAGATCAATTTCTCGATACTTAGCAAAGTTTAATGGTGGGTTAAGATTTATTTCGAAACTTGCGCTGTCTATATCAAACCCGCGCCAGGCCAAAAACATTTTGAATTCACGGTCTAATGTTTTTTCTATCGACCGCTGTAGTCTACGACAGTATTGGTTAAACCGATGTTCTTGAATTAGTGCAGTAGCTACTCGACCATCTGTATATGATTGACTGCCGTCATCTGTACCACTAGGAAGATAGCTACTAGGTACTCTAAGGCTTCGTAACAGTTTGTTACTAAAGAACTTCAAGTCTTCAATCTGGTCTAGATTTTGCCCACCAGGAAGAGTTTCAACTCGACTACCATTGCCGTTTTCTGGTTGAGGAAAGAAGAAGTCTTCATTTATACTGATTGGGTTATATGTAGCATCCATAATGCTTTCACCACCACCAGTTCTACTAGGTACTCGTCTTTGTTTAATCTCATTCTTTACTCGCTCGACAAACTGTCGTTGTAAGTGAGGTGGTAACGTGCCCGTACCAATATAAAATACTCGTCTCTCTGGTGCTCGTTGAATTCGATAAATTAGAATTGCGTCTTCTAGCAGCTCTTTCTGTTTGAAGGTTTTAAATGCTGCTTCAAGAATGCTTGATCCGAAAGGCCAATTTGGATCCATGCCTTCACTAAGACTAAAATGAACAACATGTCTCGCATCAATTGCTTTTTCGGTTTGGTCTTGACTAAATCTACCACCACCAGACGATGACGAGTTTGGTTGAACATACCCGCTACTGCCTCCCTGATTCGGTCCGTTTAAGTATTGGTCATTCGTTGTGATACCAGATACCGTCAAGGTTTCAAAGTTAGGATCAATATCTCTAAGGAAATATTGTTCTGGTTCCTTACCTTGACTCTCATTAACAACTACTTTGGTGACTTTATTCATATCACACCAAAACAGTTCATACGTCTGAGGATCACGAAGCATAATCTGATCACCGTATAGGCAAGTATTTCGTACTAATCTAAACAGTCTATCATCAAAAGACTGAAGATTGTACCAATTACGCATCTGTTGGTTAATAGCTGCTAATTCGTTATCACTGATTTTTTCATGAGTTTCAATAGTAAAAGCAGTATTGTTTTCACTACTGGTCTGAGTACAAAAGTCAGCAATGATATCCAAAGCACCTGACACTTCGCCGTCTAAGTTCATGCTTTCAAACTGTTGATATCGTTGAATTCGGTTGGGATGACCAGTATATACATCTGGCAGGTTGTTGCCCCAATTACTGTAACCTTCCCAATCACTCATTTGATTTTGCGACGATGCGCCACTGATCGGACTTAATTTGCCATCCGGTCTGATACTAAAATTCTTCTTGAAACCTTTTCTTGCCATATATGTAGTTATCTCTCTTATGCGTTACGGGTTGCTGAGCCTTGAACCACTCTGTATGTTCTCTCACTCAACCGTCGGCTTTCTGTAATTTCTCGAGTCTGAGCTCTTTGTTCATCTAATGACAGTGCTGCTACTTCGCGTAAGCCAGACAGTTCACGAGTTAGGCTTTCAAATCTAGATCCAAAGACCGCAGAAGGATCTATTTCACTAGTTTCGTCGTTAACAGGCGGAGAGGGTCGTATTCTTTCCATCTCTTCGACTATTTCATCAACTGGAAATACCGGAACTTCGACTAGCGGTTGTTCTGAATAGTGCGGCGGTGAAAAAGATGATAGTATTTCCATTTCAAGATCGTTAAGATTAGAAGTAGACAAATTAGAAGAATTAGGTATGCTACTATCTTCAGGCGCAATATATGATGAATTTTCATCAATATCAGTATGAGTAGATCCTCTTCTAGAGTCTCTATTACTACTTCGTTCTCTAGTGCGTTCTGGTTGGACACCTGTTAACCAATTGACAGCAACCTCTATCAAATCAGTTAGCCGAATCAATTCGATGACTAAATTTGCGATTCCGGCAACAATACCGCTATCAAATTCTAGATCATCAACTTTATCACCGAATAAATCAAGTGCTTCACTTAAATTACTATTGCTTTCTTCGATTGATAATTGAAGTGCTGATGCTATTTGATTCGCATCGCTTGCAACATCATTCAGCAATGCTCCGGCATTAGACCCTAAAGACGTTACTGATGCTTGCAATGAGTTGAGAGTAACTGACATGTTAGCTGACGCCTTAGTTAAACTAGTCATAGCAGCTATAGATGTGTCTTCTGTTCCTGCAGGGGTTAAGCCTGCCATCCCGCGCCGCACTTCATCAACCGTGTTATAGGTTTCCATCATCCCAGAAGCAAATAGACCGGCTGCATGTCGTGCTTGACCTAAATCTTCTCTAACTGTTGACAACAATTCCACGCCGCTATATTGTAACAACGGTGATACTCTATCAATATCTCTAGTAAGAGCATCACCTCTAGCGGTCATTGTACTATTATAGTAAGCCATTGCTTCAGCAGTACTTAAAGTACCTTGATGCAACATTGATGACATATCGTTAAAAACTGCCGCAAACTCTGGTAGACTGCTAGTTACTTGTCGAAATTCTTCACTAGTTATGTCGCCTGCAGCAAACGCTTTGAATGCTTCACCAATACCATCACCAAATTGTGTCGATAACATACTAGTAATAGTTGAGACCGAATTCAATGCTTCAGCTCGTGCTTCGTCATCAAGATGACGGAATGCAGAGTTCAATCGAGTATCTCTGGTTCTTGCCATCATCTCGTTTTGAATTGCGTCTACGCTTTCACCAGTGATATCAGCTAGTGCTCTTTGAACCGCGTACAATTCAGTCGCTGATTCAACTTTCTCTTCATCAGTTCTTGCTATCTCTCTAGCATATCTACCTTGAAGAGCCATATAGCGTGCGAGAGCATCAGGTACCTCATCCATCGCTATCCCCATGTTGATGAACGCATCAACGTCGATCTCGGACATTGAACTTCTAAGTGTCATGATCTCTCTAGCCCCACGTCCTAAGCTCATGGAGAAACTCACTAAACTCTGTGTATTTCTACTAACAAAATTAACAAAATCATCTAAAGTCATCTTTGCTTTGTTTAACGTAATCATCATATCGCCAAACGAAGTGTCTAGAACTAATCCAGTTCTAGAAAGTGAAAGATACCCTTCGTTTACGTCTTGTACCATTTTAATAGCTAGAGCTACAGGCGCTACTAGAGCTAGCACAGCCGCACCTGCTATCATTAATGCTGACCCTAATTTTAATATTCCTACTCCGGCTGCTCCAGTAGCTCCGCCAAGGTTGCCTAGTTTCTCGCCGATTTTCTTAACAAACCCGCCTACACCTTCGGTAGCACGGCCCATAGCATTGCCTAGTCTCTCAGTTAACTCTACACTGTCCATGGATTTATGACTAATAACTTCCATAACGTTAGCAACGCGATCACCCGCTGGGCCTATTTTACTGCTCATACCAGTCATATCCAGCTTCATGCGTCCAGCAGTATTTCTCATCTCGTCAGCAGCTTGTTGACTGCTAAGGATCATCATATCAGACGATGATTTGGCTTCTCGTCCCAGTTTTTCTACACTTTTAGCAGCACTACGCGAGCTATTAGCAGCGCTAGATGACCCGCCATTTTTAGAGATGTTTACCAGTTCACGAAGGGTAGTTTCAGTCGCAGCATTTTGAAGCGAGGCATTATTTAGCCCACTAGTGTTATCTTCATTCTGAGTCTTGATTGTTACGTTTGCCACTGATTACCTCATGATAAATACTAGACAACTTATTTACCAGGAAAAAATCAATGACAGAAAAGAATCCATTATTAAGCGGTGCGCCGCGACCAAAATTCAGCATAGTATTACCCAGCCAAGGAGATTATTGGCCAGAAGGCGCACTAGCGTCCACTGACTCATTATCTGTCTTCAGTTTCTCTGGCCGAGACGAGACATTGCTTCGACGAAGCAATCCTATTTATTTAGGAAGCGTCCTAGCTGAAATCATTACCCGATGTATTCCCGCAATTAAAGATGTGTGGAGTATGCCTAGATGTGATTTAGACGCCGTGCTAGCAGGTCTTCTTGCGGCCAGTTATACTCCGAAGGTCACTCAGACACATCAGTGTCCTCATTGTGAGAGCGACAACCAAGTCTCGATCAATCTGTCAGACCATTTGACCGGTTATCAAGTACCAGATTATCGGAGACCACTGAACGTTGATGATTTCACTGTGCATTTTCAGCCAGTTAGCTTCCAAGACAATTTTCAACTGTTGAGTGACCAAACCAGAAAAGAAGCCATCTTAGAGCAATTGAGAGATCCTAAGAAAACCCAAGAACAGAAAGATGAATTAATCAATCAAACTCTAGCAGATATCACTTCCATTAATATTCGAGCAATCGCAGCAACCGTTGAGAGTGTGGTTATCGATGAGAATCGAGTAACTGATCGAGCACATATTATAGAGTGGTTAGAAGTAACAGAACGGCATGTGTTTGAAGAAATAAATCAACACAGTAACAACATACTATCAGAATACCGATTACCAATCAAAACTGTCACTTGCGCTAATTGCAATAGCGACTTTGACATCGAGGTAGATGTTGGTGTTCAGGATTATATCAAGACCAAATAATGAATCCTTCATCACCACCTGATGTATACTTAGACATCACATCAAAAGAATGGAAGAACGCAATAGGGTCTCCAAGCAACACTATCGAAATTTGGAGCTTAACCCTATATGACTTAATAGAACTCAAAAACCCAGATGGGCTGAGTAATGGTGCGTCTATGATTAATGTTATTCGTCGCAGAGCACCCGCTATCGTTAACCCACATGGGTTAACCGAATCTCAATATCATCAAATAGTAAACAGCTTGTGGTTAGCTACTTATGGTAACCGTATGGAATTAACCACAAGGTGTGACCAATGTAAAGAATCAATAGAGTTCGAATATGATTTAGGCAAAAGCATTAATCACATACAGAATCTCAGTAGTGAAAAAAGCGCAATGATAGGCGAGCATGAGATTGAATTTTCACCGTCTACGTTCAATGACATGATTGCAGCTTCGTCATCAGCGTATGCATTTAATAAGAGTTTGTACACTGTAAGAGAGAATCCCACCATAAACTTTGATGTGCGAAGATTTAGTGAATACCTTCATTCGTCAACCGACTCTGATAGAAATATAAAATCAAAACGCATCCTCTCTATTGACAATGAATTAGTTTCTCCAGACGTTGCTGCTCAGTGGATCGATCAATTAGATCAAAAACAGTATGCTCAATTAGATACACTGATGACCGCAGGTGATTACTTCTCACAAGAAAAAATCAAATGCCCGGAGTGTAGTTACATCAACACTGTCACCACACGAATGGACCCAATTGGACAATTCTATAGTCAGTTAATCAGTACTCCTGATGAAGAATTGCCTGACTTTTTCTCTAGACTTGATCGACAGAAACAAGAAATCAATGATCAAGCAATGAAATTGTGCTGGTATATGCGAGGCGGGGTTAGTGTCACAGAAATTATGCATATGAATGCCAGTCAGAGACAGGCCATAGAGAAAACTGTAAACGATAATATCGAGCTGAGTAAACGCGCTAAGACCCCAATTCTCTAATTGAAAATCAGCTTAGGGCTTCGCCAGCCGCTAATAGTTTTATCAACATTTATTATACTCTTCGGAGAGCTTTGCTCTCCAGTTGTTGTTTGTTATTCGCCTACTCGCAAGCTCGTGCTCATAACAAACACAACATTTTAATTCTTTTCAGTTTATATCAATCTTTTTATTGTTCTTATTAAATGAATGTCAAGTAAAGGTCTTATATTAATCATTCTTTAGATGGTTGGTCTCATGATTCGCCCGTTGCCGGGTCAAATCATGATGGACGCACGTCTATAAGAAATATTCTTTGAGTGGATGTGGTCGGTTTAGCAGAGATTGTACCGTCAGTCTAAGATTATAAACTGGTGCAACAGTACTCGGAGGCGGTTGGCCTGTACCTCCTACTCCTACGATTCGTGTAGATAAAGCGCACACAGAAGAGTCTGTGATTTAGTTGTATATCCTAGGGGAAACCTTTCATCCCTTTGCGTCATAATAGGATACGCATTATCAGAGCCGGAGCTTTTCTCCGTAGCCACTCAGGGGTGCGTTCCTGGCGACGGCTCTTTCCATACCAACGGGAGCAATAATTCGGTCTAAACTACCACCGAATATTACCTGCAGTTGCGTTCTTTTTCAAGCAGAGCTGCTGTCATTTGAGCTAATTAAGCCCTAATCTTGCTGCGGTGAAGACAATTATCGGAGTGTCTTCGTCAACCTTCTGGGATATTCCTATGAGGCAGCATATGTAATGTGTCGAGTCGGACTAACGAACTCTATGACAGGCCGGTCATGGCCAAGTGGTGAACTCTATTTTGAGGCGAGTACCAAAAACTCTATTTTGAGGCGAGTACCGATTAATGCTGCTTGGTGCTGTAGGTATTGAATAGGTGATGTGTAGGTTCTGTAGATATATTACTATTATGCTGTATTCGGTTGGTGTATGTCAATAATAATCTGACGATTATTATTCCAGAACGCGTAATACTCGCATATATACCAAGTTGATTTTGAATTAATATGCGCATACTTAATATAGTTAAGTCCTGGGGTAAGTCTTGAATCAGAAAAAGCAATGAAACTGCCTTTTCTGTTAAATTTCATTGCTAGTAGATTAATATCGCCGGGATCAGCGCTGATTAATAGCTGACTGATCCACTGGTCAATTGTTTTACACTCTGTGGTTAATAATTGATGAAACGGAAAGTCTTGATAGAATTTAGCTTCAATGTTTAGTAACTGAAGATCTTCACCTGGAATAATGTCGCCTTTGAAATGTCGAATCTTACTCTCATCAAGAGACTGTTTACGTGAAGCGTTGGTTCCGCCAACATACGCACCACTACCTGAAGTTTTTAAGAAGACAGAACCGAAAAGTTCGCTTAAATGTGCGGCTATAGCTCGTTCCCACCCGCTACCTTTTGTTTTTTGTGGACTAGGCATGATTAGAAACCATCTTTCCTATCAATGAAATACATCTGGATGCTGGAAATTATAGCATCTGCGGTTTTCATATGTTTTCTTATTTCATCAACTGTTAAGCTGTCGTCATTTTTGTTTTCTTGTATTGACTGAATCAGTCTATTCAAACGATTAACTTCTATTTTAATTCTCGATGATTTGATGGGATCTGGTTCTTCTAAGAACATTCGGTCTAACCCATCTCTAGCAAGCTCTATTTTGAGGATGTATTCGTCAGTTATTGGCATATTATGCTTCTTCAATCTCAGTGTCAGTGGAGAATTCGGTAAACCCTCCACTTTTGATAACCCATAGAATGTTGTTCACTCTACTACTTAGTTCATCTCGGTGACTAATAAGCCAAATGTTCTTGTCTCGTTCTCGACTCATACGTTTGAGAATAGACACGGCACTCTCTACACCATTAGAATCGAGACCACTGTCAATCATCTCGTCTACAAACATCACATTAATAGGTTGGAACAAGTTTTCCCAAACATCACGGAATGCCCAACTCATACTGAGGATTAATCTGTTACGCTCTCCTCGACTTAAATTGTCAAAGTCTAATTCTCTTCCCAAGTCTTGAATCTGGACAGTAAGATCATTTTGAAATTCTACTTCATGCGGTAATCCAAGATGACTCAAATAATGTAGCAATCTGCTGTTGAGGAAACTCAAATTCTGATCAATGATTCTTTTTCGAATAAAGCTGTCTTTACTGGTAAGCAATTTATACAAGAATTCTTGGTGATCTAGTACTCGCTGAAGACTGTTAATGGCATCATAGTCAACCTCCTGAATTGAGTGAGTAAGCATTTCTTCAATCTGTTCTGTATATGGGTCTTCTGCTCTAGCAGACCTTTCCAGTTGATCAGACAGCGTGTTCATTGTAGTCTTGTGGTCGTATGCTTCTTCTACAGAGTCGTAGACAGTGTCAGACTGCTTGATAGATTGATATTCAGTTAGAAGATGTTGAATTTGGGTTTCTTCATCTGTCAGAACTTGGATGGCCGCTGATGCTTCTTCGATTAATTCTTTCTTGGCGGTTTCGAGTTCCTGTTGTTTAGTATCGTGTAAGGTTTGCCCGCAGCTATGACATGTATGATCGACGATATTAGATAATTCATTATTATACCGCTCTAAATCTCTCTCGTGTTTTGCAACGTCGCGCTTAATTCTCTTTATAGATTCGAGCAGAGTGTCTCTCTCTCGAAGTGCTTGAATGGCCGTCTTATTCGCATTGTGTGTTTCGATCTCATTTTCGATATCCACTTTGGATAATTGATGTAACCTAGCAGTCAGTTGTTGAGTCTCTTCCTCATGACTACGCTGCCAAGCACGTTGTTTTAATTTTAAACTAGCAATCTGCTTATCAAATCTAGCATTAGATTCACGGATGCTTTTGATTTGATACTCTTCTTCTGTTTTTAGTGATCGAGTGTCTTTGATTTGTTCTTTAAGAGTTTCAGCCTTTTCACTAAGCTGAGTAATTCCCATCAATTGTTCGATAATTTCTCGTTGATCACTGCTTTTGAGACTCAAAAATGGAGTAGTATATGTGTTTAGTGCGACTATGTGTTTGAACATTTCGTGACTCATGTTCAATAACTCATTTATCGACTGCTGAGTGGCTCGACTGTCTCCTTGACTGTTATCATCGTCAGGAGTCTGTTCATGTTCGCCAATAAAGAACCGCAAGACATTAGGACCACGACCTCGCTCAATGCGATAATCGATCCCATTCTTCTCAAAATCAACAGTTACTAACATACCTTTGCTGTTGGTTTTATTGATCAAATTCTGTTTACGGATATTTGTGAGAGCGTTACCGTATAAGGCGTAACTAACGGCGTTCACAAGCGCACTTTTCCCCACTCCGTTCCTGGAATTTCCTTCTCCATTAGTAACGTCTTGGTTGTCACCTAGGACCAGAATCAATTGATTCTGATCAAATTTGACTGATTGAGTAACATTACCGATGGAAATAAAGTTCTTGATAGTGACGTTTTTAATTCGAAACATTAAAGGTGCCTATAAATGTCAAGCAGTATGTCTCTGCTGTAAGCTTCACTAGAAATCTGACTTAACTGGTTCTGTACAATACTATCTACGCTTTCAAAAACAATTTCTCCGTCATTTGAAAATTCATGTTCTTCTAGTTTAGCGGGAATGAGACTAAGTTCTCGGAGCTGATATTGACTTACAAAAGTCTCTTTAATATAGTTAGCTTCTTCATAATTGATTTCAATATCTAAACTGATTCTAGCATAAGTATTCTCGCCCAAGTAATGATCTGGATTAGCTAATAAGTCGCTGATTTTTGCGTTTCGGTATTTTGGAGCACCGGGCCAAGCGTGATATTCATGACCGGCATTCCAGTCAATAATCGCTAATCCTCGTTCATCATCCCATACGTCACTGTAATTATGAGGGAAAGCGTTTCCCATATAAACTATGTTGCCGCTCTCTTGTCGTTTATGAAAATGACCAGTGAACACCGTACCACAATCTTGGAAATGAACTCGTTGTAACTCGCCATGATCTGGCATCTGCACTCGAGCGTTCATAAAAAAGGATGGGAGCTCAAAGTGTCCAAACACGTAGTCACTCTTCAATTTACGCATTTGACGGTATTCGTCGCCAATTAGCCAAGGAACAAAGGTACACCCATCTACTGTGGTAATATCGTTGTAGAAATGTACATTAGGGTACCTGCGGATAAACTCAATACTGTTATAACTCCGGTTATCACGGTAGTATTCATCATGGTTACCAGGAATAACGTGAACGTTATCAAATGCTGAGTTTAGCTTTTCTAAGGCACGAATACTATAGTTAAGAGTGGCAACATTAATGCTACTTCGATGATGATGCCAATCGCCGAGAAATAATAGAGTGGATATACCTTCTCTCTGTCCTACTTCACACGTCCATTCAATGAAATCTAAACAATCCTGATTGAATATGTGACTGTTGCTTTTATTACCAAGATGTAGATCAGTAATAGCTATAGCACGGTCAAATAAACTCATTGTTTCCCTTTTCTTATGGTCAATTGATCTTGAAATTTGTCAAAAAATTCTTTATTAGTTAACCCGTAGGCTGCGGAATTATCAGCCTCGTTCTGTCTAGCATGACTGGGAGTCATGTTATTGATTTCTAAGATATCATCCCGAATGCCTTGATTTCTCTTTTCAATATTGTGAACTCTAGTAAAGCAATTAGAAAGAGTTGCGGTAAAATATGCGAAAGCGTTATTACTCTTACTCTCGTCAAACTGTAGACCGGCTTCGCATAACTGTAATTGAGCCTGTGATTGCATCTCACTATTGTAAGAATAATTACGCCAGTTCCATTTTGTGCCATACCTCTGACATAGCTTGGAAAACATTCGTCCTAGCGATTCTGTTATTCGTCCATGATCTAAACTAAAGTACCCATTATGTACGCCGCCGGTCCAATGACTGCGACCTACGAGTCGCAAATTGTCGTCCTCATCAAATCGATAATGATGATATGGCATAAAATTCAGTTTTAAATATTTATCCTTAACCGTTTTAGGGTTCTTCTTTCTGCCTGGTGCTAGCGGGATATGATCAAATGTGTAAATTCGTATCACTAATTCAGTTTTATCAAAGCTGTCAGGACTGACTGCGAATGCGTCTTGCTTGCCTTCGATACCGTTCTCTTGAGCATGTTCCCAGGCATTGCGGCCTAATCTCTTAGCGCGATTTAGTCTTGCTTCGTTGATGTTTTCTTCAGTAATAGACGCTAACACATCCGGCAATTCTTCGTCTATCGCACTTAAAATAAGGTCATAGTCTCTATCAGTGTCATCATCCTGAAAGCAACTATAGGAATTTTTACTTCGATGTATTTCTAATAACAAGTCTCTGTTGTTTAGGTAGTTCTTTTTCTTTTTCATGTGGTTCCAAATAGTGCGCTATTTATCGCACGATAAATACTACTATAGTACAAGGTATATATAAGAGTCAATATATGAGTGAAACATACCAGAGAGCAACTGCTAGACAGCGTGAAATATTAGATAGATTGGGTTCTACTGTAGGATATTCAGTAGATACCATAACTGATATTCAATATCAGGGAGATATACCGGTTCAAGTGAGTTGGAGTGATATCTCTGGCACGTTTACTCGCAATACTGTACCGTACCTTGGTGGCGTTATTTCAGACTCCGAACACACCACGTTAAAGAATATTAGATCGCAAGCTCAAGCAGCGTTTAACATTGTATCTCAGGCCGCCTCATCAGGATTAAATGCCGGAGTGAGTCAGATAGCTGGCGAAGCTGTTCAATATGGTGTTGATCAAGTGAATCAATTACTTGGCACTAACGTTAATCTTGATCCTCGGTCTTTGCGGTTGATGGCAAGTGGGTTAAGTCATGCTGTAGATTCGTCACTGGCACAGATTTCGCAACGGCCTACCGTTCGATTCCGAGAATCACGAGATACTCGAGTTCGCATAAGTGATCCAAGTGGTCTGATCACTGGCGGGATATTGTCGCCTCTTGATCAGACAGGAGGTTCAGTTATTTTTCCGTATACTCCTAATATTTCAGTTTCTTATACTGCTGACTACGACTCGGCTAGTTTGACTCACAGTAATTATGATTATATGTTCTATAAGAATAGCGGAGTAAGTGAAATAACAATTGACGGTAAGTTTAGTGCTCGTAATACAGGCGAAGCTGATTATATGTTAGCAGCGACCCATTTCTTTAGAACAGCTACTAAGATGTTTTACGGTAACAGTAACCCACGCGGCCTTCCACCTGTTGTTTGTCGATTATATGGACACGGCGAGTATCAGTTTAGTAATGTACCAGTGGTAATCACCAATATGTCTGTTGTATATCCAGAGGATGTAGATTATATAAGTACCAGTACTGGTTCTAGAGTACCAGTACTTCAGTCCCTCAATATTACAGCTAAACCTCTATACAGCCGAGATCAAGCAACGGCTTTTTCTTATCAAGGGTTTGCTAACGGCGGACTAGTCAAACGAGGATACCAGTAATGCCACAGTACAAACAATCTAGCCCATACGCGAATACTGGGATTTTTTCAGGGGCACTAGACGTATTGGTTTATCGATCTTTCCCAAAAGAAGCAGACGACATTTCATTTGTCATCAACAGTGTTTACGCTTTGCGGCCTGACAAACTGGCTTATGATTTGTACGAAGATTCGGGACTATGGTGGGTTTTTGCGGTCCGTAATCCTAACACCATTTCAGACCCGATATACGATTTTCGCGAAGGGATTACTATCAAACTGCCCAAACGTGATACATTAAACCGGGCTCTAGGCGTAGGCGGATAATACGTGTCAGACAGACAATTAACCAGTGCTAGCACCGCCACAGACCGACTAACGGCCCAACTTGAGTTACAGACAGCGCAACAAGAGCTCCAGTCATGGGCAGCAGCTCGCATAGACGCATCTGGGCAGTTTTATACTTTTACTCCTATAGATTTAGAACGACAAGCTAGTATAATATCTCAGAGATATGATTTTGTGAATTATGGTCCAATCCCTGGTTCTAGTGTTAGTGGTGCGCAAGGTATCGGCATCAGCGGAAATTCAGCATTCTATGTTGACGGGTTATCATCACAAACCACTAGTCCAATATTTTCTAGAGATGATTTCACTACCGCAGATGTTAGCAATCGACTGGATACTACATTTGACAGATTTGAACCTCAGAGCTTCGAATCTAATACCGGCGCAGGATCATTTGGCGACCCATCTAATCTAACAGGACCATTAAGTGACGTAAACACTGATGCTTCATTTGAACGATCAGGCCTCGCCGAACGTGATAGGTTATCAGGCCCTGGAAATTCTAATAGAGACGGGGTAGCTCTTAGAGAAAATACCGACGTAACTGGGACGAGACCGAATGAGACTACCGCATTCACTAACGACGACACCCCATCTTCGAGGCCGAACAGTTCGGCCTCGAATACCACTAACCAGAGAAACCAGACTAGTGACATACAGCGAGAAATAGATGGCCGTCGGGGTCTGACAGACAGCGGCTTGAGAAGTTTAGGATCGCCTAACATTACTAATCATGCTGGCACTGACAGTGTGACTGTCGGTCGATCAGGCGAAACTGATACTTTAGCGGAGGTCGATGCTGGCGAGTCAATCGAAGAACAAGCAGCTAACGTTCAAGTTAGGTCTAATATTCTACATGAATACAGTAACTGGACCTACAACTTTGGGTTGTATATGATAAGACCATCAGATTTAACGCCTGGCTCTCCCCAAACGTGGATTAGTCCCCCATCAAGAAGCTCTCTACCATTAATACAGACCGGCGGCAATATTGGTAATAATGAAGGAGAATTTTCTAAAGATTATTACTTAGATGATGTATCAGTCTTCAGTATTATGGGCTTAAGTAACTCTAACAGCGGTGGTATGAACCATAAGGTTGAATTTACAGTTACTGAACCATACGGGGTAAACTTCTTAGCTGAATTAGCGATAGCTGCTGAAAATCGAGGTATACGGGACCAATTCGATACTCCGTATGTGTTGAAGATCGATTTCAAAGGGTATTCAACCGATGGGTCTCCTAGAGAATCGATAGGTGAACCAAAGTATATTCCACTCAAGATCACCAACATTACCTTTGAAATCAAAAACTCTGCTACTGAATACAGAGTAGAAGCTGTTCCATATTCGCATAGTGTATTGTTTGAACGAACTACCGCATTCCAAATTGCCAACTTCTCTACCCATGTAGCAACCTTTGAAGAAGCGATGTCTAACCTTGAGAGATATCTAAACCAGCACGAAGCTAGAATGGCAGAAGCGAGTGAAATGAATTATGGTCTAGCTCGTGACTCTTTCTCGATTCAAATAATGGAAGGCGATCTAGCCGCAGCAAAGATTGGTACGTTTACGCACACTGAGGGGGGCGAGGTTCGTCCACCAGAACATAGTGGTTTTGACGCTAGAGATCAACAGAATATAGTAGTCCCAGCAAATAGTACATTAAAGGATGCTATTGAGTATATCGCACAAGCGAGTGATTTTCTAGCAACATTTAATACAGTAGGATACGGTATCAGTCAAGGTGAAGGTCAACCATTGCGGTTGATAAAAGTAATACCTGACGTTACTCTAACAGATTCATACATTGCGTCGAAAAGACGATATGCTCGGAATATTGTTTATAGAATTTACACGCATCGTATGTATGGTGAACAGATGAATCGCGCTGCTGATGCGCCTGTGGAAAGACAAGGGTATGTGAAAGAATACAATTGGATGTTCACTGGAGAGAACCGAGACATCGAAGACCTTACTTTTGAGTATAACACTCAATATTTTAATCTGTATAACGTGTTTCAGGCCGAAAGAGGATCAGTCAGAGGGACGCCGTCTGCTAGTGAAGGCATCGCACTCGCAGCCACTACTGAGAGCAAAACTCGCAGACCTTTCGGTCCTTCAGTATTCCCGACCTCCGGTAACGTATCAGCAGCACCGGGGTCAAACACGCACCGAGGTGACGCACATCAAGCCGCTATGGACATCATGGATAATATTTTAAATAATCCAGGGGCCGATCAATTGACAGTTGATCTAACCATCATCGGGGATCCGGACTGGATCCCCCAAGACGGAAGTATAGTAGGTGGTGAGAGCGTAGCAGGTTCGTATACTCAGAACGGTAGTATAGCTATTGATACTCATGACGTATTCACCACTATAAAATTCAAAACACCGCGTGATTATAACAGTAAAGGGCTTATGAATATCGACTTATCTGACAGATCGATGATTCAAGGATGGTATAGAGTGCTTGAGACTACCAGTAATTTTAGTGGCGGAAAGTTTACGCAAACATTGAAAATGCTGCGTCCAGTAAGTCAAAACAGCGATAATGTTATTGGTAGACCCCTTAGCCGTAAAGAACTTCGAGATATTAGTACTGACATAAACTTTAACGATACCGGCGCAAGTCCGATACCATTTCAACCCAACACTGATCTGTCTCCCCGAGAACAGATAGCCTTTGGCGACGTGCTTTCTCAATTAGCACCACTGTCGTCGAGATCTACAGAGGATGATTAAATGACAACCTTTACACCACAAAACGCATGGGACAGAGGTCCGACCAGTGGTATGACTCGGGACCCCGGTCCTTTCTTAGCCGAAGTAATGCGAAATGATGATCCAATTCATAGTGGCAGACTGCTGGTATACATACCTCATTTTGGCGGTGACCCTGCATTAGAAGAGAGCTGGCATATGGTTAGATACATGACTCCGTATTACGGAGTACAACCGCTCTCCAATAGATTAGAATCCAATAAAGGTGAAGGTGGTGGTCAGATTGAAAGCTACGGCATGTGGATGACTCCGCCTGATCGAGGCGTCAAAGTACTGGTAATGTTTATTGCGGGGGATCGCCGAGAAGGAGTGTGGCTAGGCTGCCTCCCGGAACCAGGTAGTCACGGAGCGATGGTAGGTCAGAACAAAGGTGACGTGGACATGTACACCGGCGAGAATTACAAGATGACCAACGATGATATCAAGAGTCTTGACAGTAGTCGTCCAGAACACAGTACTGCAGAAACATTTAAGACACAGGGTTTAGATGAAGACAAACTGAGAGGACCGATCACGTCCAGCACGTATCGAGAGTCGCCAAGCAAGATTTTTGGTTTTAATACACCAGGCGGACACAGTCTTGTGATGGACGACGGCGATGAAGATGGTAAGAATAATATCGTCAGATTCCGCACGTCAGCTGGTAATCAGATTATGATGAATGATGATTCGGGATTGATATATTTGATCAATGCAGGGGGCACCGGATGGTTGGAACTTAGTCCTAGTGGTCAAATTGATGTTTATGGCGCTGCTGGTATCAATTTAGCCACAGAAGGAGATATGAATTTCCATGCTAATAAAAACGTAAGTATTCATGCTGGCGAATGTTTAAAGTTAGTAGGCACTAAAGGGGCGAAATTACAAGGCGACGAAGAAGTTCACATTCATGGTGCTGAAACGAGAATTGAAGGCGTTAGCAGATTAGATATGCACAGTTGCGAGGATCTTAGACTGACAAGCTATAAAGATATGCACATCAAAGTTTTTCAGAACTACTATTTAGATGCTAAATGTTTTCGTTTCAATAGTGGACAAGCTAAAGAAGCAGACCAGGTCGCTCCGGAAGTTTCAAGTAACATAAGTGATTATCAAACCACTGTAAAACGTGCTCCAAGTAAAGAACCGTATAAAGAACATGACGGTAGTGGTGAAGGAGGAAGTCAGTCTAGCGCAACAGACGGTCCGTCTGCTCGTGCTAATGACGTAGTTGGAGAAAGTGGCGGTAATGGTGTAATTGGAAGCCCTAATTTTCCTGGGGTTAGTTCTTCGCAATCATCGACTAACTCTATCACCTCTAGTATTTTTGCTTCCGACGCAATACGAATATCAGGAAACTCTGTTACTAGTGTACCTAATCCAGGTGCTAGTCCGGTGAACGGTCCACTAGCTTCACTTCCTGGGGTTCCCCCCTCTAGTGCGTCGACCTCAAATTTATTTAGTAGTTCTTTGAGTAGATTTGGTTTTGATAGCAGCCAGACAGTAGCAACACCAAGTACTCCTCGTGCGCCCTTAGGTACAGCATCTAGTGTTGCTGCAGAAACTCGTCCTCCAACATCAAGGTCGGGCGGTTCCAGTCCTCGTTCTATTTCATTAGATGATGTGACATCTATATCTCCGTCTGTTAACAGTCTAGCTGGACAGGGAGGCACCGGCGGGGTTCAACCCGGTCTTACCCCAGAGGATCTTGCTCAACAAGCATTACCTGATGTTAGCGGCCAAGCGCCGGGTGGCGCGGGTGGCGGTCTACCTTCGACCGGCGCAGGCGGAAGTGGAGGATGTTTTGTGGAAGGGGTCAACTGTGAGAGACCTCAGGAATTTGCTGGAGGTCCTGGCGGCGGTGGCTCGAACACTCCTGG